GTGCCTCAAAAAACAAACAAACACAACAAGGCCTACATCTACTTCGATGAGCTATACAACACACCCATGGCCACAACCATGCTGGACGAAATCAAGTCCGGCTCGTCCAAGTTGTTTTATGCTCGCACACCCCATGTCTATTGGGTGTTGCTCGAGAACCATCGCGAATTGCAAGCAGACGAGCGATCACCCATTACTATTGGCGCCTCTGCTATTGACTGTGCCGACGATTACGAAGAAGTTCCGACATTTACCGATGAACAAGAATCATTCGTCCCCGTCGAAGACGTTTCGATGGTAAGCTCCGATTATGCTGCGCAGTTGGAGCATGAAATCGCAATTCTCCGCAACGATAACGCGCAGTTGCAATACAATGCGCAGGTAATGTTCGCACACTACAACCATTGTGTCGCAGCAAATGCGTATCTGAATGCGCAGATGATGAACTTGTCGCAGCAGGGTGCAGAGCCCAAGGAAGAAGAGGAAGAAGAGGAAGAATCACAACAAATGGATGTCTCCAACTAAGAAAATAAAACCGACTCATAAACATAAAAACTTTGTTCTGTAAACTATATAAAAAACCTTTTTTTATTCTATGTATATAACATATAATATGAGCGAGCATATTGAAGTCACGCCAGTTGAACCAGCCGCAGTCGATACTGCTCCTATCCAAGCGCTCGTCGAGCAGGCGGTTAATACTACGTTACACGATGAATTGAAATCAAACCTATCTGATTTAGAAACAACTGTGACCGAATCACTTACGGATGTGAAGGAGAATTTGGTATCCGTCGCATCTGAATCCCTCGTGGAAATGAAAAGTATGTTACCTTCTATTGCAGGTGAATCAATCGTGGATATGAAAGACAATTTAATATCGAGTGAAGCGTTGCATTTATTAACGGAGCCATTCGCATATGAGTCGTTGCCGGATGTTGCCCCCAATGACGACGTAAAAACTCTCGCGGCCATTTTGCAATTAACATTGATGCAAACCGATGGTTTAGATAAATATTCTATTTCGCTCACACCCGAATTGAAAGGGGTCTTGACCAAGTTGATGGAAGACGACAAATATTTTGATGATATGGAGAAGGCATTGAAGGAGATTATCCAAGATGATAAGATCGATGCGAAGGACGTTCCACGAATCATGGTATTATTGAGTGATTTATACGCAAAAATTCGCACAATGAAGCTGAAGTTCAGCGAAAAAATGTGTGGCGATGTGTTGAAATTTATCTTTGATTTGGCTTTAAAAAAGGGTATAATAAAAATGAAAAGTGAAGACCTCGAGTTGCTTCAGTGTTTGTATAGTATCGTCGACACTAGCATTCGTCTGATGCAGGTTCAAATTGGTTCGACCAAGAAAGGAGGATTATTTGGCTGCTTGTTCACACTATTGGGTGGACGTAGTTAGATTTTTACGTAATGCATACAATGCGGCAAACTATATTACGAAAGTATCTCAATATAACACATAACATTATGTGTGAACGTCTACCAATTATTACCGACATCAAAAATCCCCAAGCATTGTCGGACTTTTTGAAAGTGAATCCCGGACTGATTATTATCAAACTTGGAGCTGAATGGTGCTCGCCATGCAAGCGTATCGAACGATTTGTAAACGAATGGTATGCAAAAATGCCCAACAATGTGTATTGTTGTTTAGTGGACATCGATTCTTGTTTTGAATTGTATGGTTTTTATAAATCGAAGCGTGTATCAAAGGGGATCCCTACTATATTATGCTATTACAAAGGGAACGAAAATTATATCCCCGACGATATTACCGTGGGTTCAAATGAAGGAGAATTAAATGCCTTTTTCAATAGATGTTTAGCTCAACTGAAGGCACAATAATGCTAGACAATGGATATCGAATGCTCGTGGAATTGTTTCCACACCATACGAGAACGCATATCAGAGCAACTAACATCGGATTTATTATATTCGCTGAGCGGGGAAGAAGTTCCAATCGATTTTCGCAGAATATCATGCACTGTGCTCGCGTAAAACATATATCCAGAATTATATGTTTTATAACAATACAAATAGTCGGAGGTTGCGAATGCGTATCCACACCATTGGTAAAAGCACATGTTATATTTGCCGTCACATACTTCATCTAGCAGACATTGTATAGTTTTTGGTATCCACGTTTCGAGCATTTGTTCCGACGGATTGGGTTGGCGAAATCGAACAAAGTTACTAATTTTTAAATTTTCGGGGGAAACGTCCATTTTGTGTGAGAATTCGGTGATTACTCGTAATATAGAGGTCAAAGCCTCTTTTGTAAGATAGACATCTACTAGTATCACATCAATACATGGGCATTGAAGTGATAAATCTCGCAATATGGACTCGTTTGTATGGCGGGAGTCGTCATTGTGTAGATCGTCAATCACGATGACGATCCCTTTATGGTCATCGGGCAAAATTCGCATGAAAGACGGAATCATTTGGAATGGCGCATTTGTTTGTATTTTGCACGGAGGTGTGGTGGAATAGTGAACCCATGGTTCATTTTGTTTACTGCCGATAGACACATATACATATTGATATTTGTCGGGTAAGGCAGATAGATGCCGTTCTAAATCGCATATACTGAATAAGGTTTGCATTGTGTTTACGAATCATTACTATTCCGTATACAAAATCAATTTTATCTGCGAATTTTGCGCTTAGATGTCTTCCTTTTCAAATACTTTTTGCGATTTCCTCTTGTTTTTCCGCCGAGTGTATATTTTTCTTCGTCAGGAGCATCCTTTTTCTTTTCAGATTCGTCTGTTTTGGGTATGTCTTCCTCGTCATTCTTTTCTAAATCTTCTTTTTTAGGAGAAGATTCTTTTTGTTCATTGAGAGCCATTACATCCTCGCTTTTTGGTGAGGTTGATTCCTCTGCAACTTCATCTGCTGGTTGGGAACCAAACACACCTAAACCAAATGGCGAACTTGATTTTGCAGATTCATCACTCGCTTCAGAGTCGTCGCCTGTTTCAGAGTCGTCGTTAGTTTCAGACTCACCGCTAGCTTTAGAGTCGTCTCCAGCTTCATCGTCACCCGTATCAGATATGTAGTCACTGTATGTTACATAGGTTAATGTGCCTGCGACGACGGTCACTAATCCCATGGTAGCATATGGTATGCCCCATGCACCGGTATGAATTGAATAATTTAAGGTATTATTATTAGTGGTCGAAGTTGTGATAGAAGAGAAAAAATTGCGAACTGAACTGAAAAAATTGCGATCGACTCCGGTTCCTGGATTCGTATTCATTCCACTACATTGTAAAGACATAATATTTACCGGTTCTACACCGATGAAGATTTGCACCATTGCAGAATTAAATTAGGACGATTATTTTTTATATTTTTTCTGGGAACCATTACATTTTCTACATAATGTTCTCAAAATTGCGTTTTCTTTATGATATTGCGTCCAGTTTTTTTCAAAATTATAATCTAATTCTTTGAAACATTTCATATGACTTTTTGTGTCTTTAAATGTTGTAGGTATAGGTAATATATTAATATCCAAAAAATCAATATATAATTTAGCAAAAGGGGATTTTTCACTGTGATGGTCTATTTCTATTCTATCGTGTTCGCCGCATAATTCACACACTTTTATATATTTATTGTTTTTATATTCATCTATTTGTGGTTGAATAGAAACACGCATGGCTATTTTTAAGTTATCCTTTGGTTTTCCCGTTATACAATTATTCATTACTGATACATTATCAATTGACCCGTCTTCTTTTATACCTTTGAAGATTTAAGTTCGCACAAAAATTGTTACAACAAATATAATGAAAATTATATAAATATTTTTCATTATATATTTTATCGTAATGGATAAAGATGAAATAATAAAAGAATTAGCAGAAAAGAATGCTAAATTAGAAGAGGAACTACAAGCAACCAAAGAACATCTCAAAAAATATACAGCACCTTCATACAAAAAGGAATATTATGAAAAGAATAAAGAGGTTATTAATGAACGAAATAAAAATTATAAACCTACACCCGAACAAAAAAAAGAATACAATAGGCGTGAATATTTGAAAAGAAAAGAAAAATTAAAAAAAGAGACGGATGAAAATATTTAGGAATATATTAAGAAATTACTTAAAAATAAAATGTTTAGTAAATGTATAGGATGGAAAATCCAAAAGATAAACCTCCCGAGTTTTTCAAATCCACCAAAACCTCGCTGAAAAGCATACTAAAACACCCTGAAATAAACACACGAAAAATCAACGATGTAGTTATCAAGGCACACAAAATCGTTATTCACACTTTGCAATTTCTAAAAATGTATACTCTTCATCATTACCAAACATACTCTCATACCATACCTATTATTGATAAAGTTTTGATTTTGAATATTATGAAAGTTGTTTGTGGAGAAAAACATACTAATCAAGGAAGAATACCCAAAAAAGAAACATTAGAACTCATAGAGAACCTTACTTCCTTCTATACAGAACACTATAAACCACATACGCAACCAGAACAATTAGATTATGAATATATGAGTAATGTGCTTTCCTACTTATGTGAAGACATTATCACGATGTATGAAAATAACATCCAACTACATTATGTAGATTATGTGGAACGCTTTGTAAACGTAGTTTGGAAAAAGAAGATGCTGGTTGAGAAGATACGAAAAATATTTCCTACCAAAAAAGAAAGAGAAGCACGGATTAGACATTTGGAAAAGGAACTACGAAAAATAAAGAATGATTTGCTAAATGTTGATAATAGCGTTGCTTATACGGCACAGCCACACTATCATAATTGGATTACCCAACAAAAGAAACATATTATTCCCAACAAAGATAAGTTCCAAAAGCAAAGCATCTATTATGATTTGAAATGTAAACCGATGGATTATTTTCCATCTATGATTGCGATGATGAAACAAGTTGAAAATGACGAGGAAACAATTAGTAATGTTTTTCCATTACGAAGTAGTATATCACCTGGTTATATTCGGTTGGATACAATTACATTAGTATATTTGCTTTTACGAAAAGAGCAAGGAAAGAAAGGTGATTACAACAATCAAGGCAATACAAAGAAACACGAAGATAAAATATGGAAGTTCTTTTTTCGCACAGAAAAGAAGGTATTTCGTAAGAATGATTTTTCATTCCATCATATGATTTCTACGGATGGAGTAGGAGTTTCCATATTGTTTATTCGTGATGATTTGGTGGGAAAGAGATTACCAAGTGCGAAGAAAGGTATATCAAAAGAATTGTATATTGATGAACTGAATGATTATTCTGGTTTACAAAATAAGAAGATTATTGGGATTGATCCTGGTAAAGAAGATTTGATTTATTGCGTTGATGACGCTTCCAAATGTGCGAATGTATTTCGGTATTCACAAAACCAGCGAAGAAAGGAAACCAAGATGAAAAAATACAACAATATCATATTGGGTATGAAAACCAATAAAATACAAGGAAAAAGTGTTATTGATTATGAAACAGAGTTGTCTTTGTATAATCGTAAAACACTTTGTATAGATAAGTTCAAGTCATACATAACCGAAAAGAACAGAATAAATAATATATTATTTGGATTTTATGCAAAGCATTTGTTTCGTAAGTTGAAGTTTGGAAGACATATCAATATCAAACGCAACGAACAAAAGATGATTAGTGATTTTAGAAAGATGTATGGTAATCCTGAAAATGTAGTTATTTGTATAGGTGATTGGGAACAGCGAAAACAAATGAAATACAAAGAACCCACATTAGGAATAGGAATGAGAAGTTTGCTTCGTAAAAACAAATACAATGTGTATTTAGTGGATGAGTTTAGAAGCAGTTGTAAATGCTCCAAATGCGATGGAGGAGTATGTGAGAAGTATATGGTAAGAAAAAATCCAAGACCAAAACCAAAGAAAAATACAGCAAATCCAAAGAAAGAAAGAAAATATGATGAAATGCGGTTGGTTCACGGGCTACTACGCTGTAAGAGCGGTTGTGGTGAGTGGAACAGAGACCGCAATGGTTCATCAAACATCTACAAGATAGCATACCAAGCAATACATAACTTAGAAAGACCAAGTTATCTATGTAGAGAAATCAA